GCGTGGCTGGTTTCGTGGTGCTTGAGGGTGATACCACGAAGACTACTTTAGCAGCTGCTGCAGAGCCTTCTACGATGGCTTGTGACAGTGCGTTAAGTGACTTCAAATCCCCAAGGAACTCTTCAACCCTACCACGACCATAGCTCTCACCATCAACCGTGTTGAATCGGAGGACCAGCCAAGGGCTTGCATCTTTGGGAGCTTTACCTTCACTGTTTGGAACCCGCTGATCAAGTGCCTCTTGATACCAGATCCAACGGTTGTTGTCAAGTTTTACGTGAGTGTAAATCTCAACATCATCACCAGCAAGGCTGTCACTGGTAACTTGGTTTACTGTAGCGTTGTCTACCAGCTTGGCTGGTAATAGTTTTTTACTGATCAGTTCTTTAGTGACGATCTCAATTATGTTACCGTTACCATCACGTTCTACAACATAACGGTTGATAGGATAATGCTTAAGACCTTCCTTACCCATGTAGATCAGAGCGTTACCACCAACAACAAGATGCTTGAGTGCCTGGTGAACAACAACACGATCACTAGAAGCAGCGATCGAATCCATTACCATGCGCTCTAACTTGGCAAAGCTGAGATCAAGTTCGGAACGCATCTCTGCTGGCAGCTCAGTGCCTAGCTTGTCGTCACGAAGTTGGAGTTTAAAAAAACGTGGTTTGAGGAGGTAGCAAACTTAGCATGAGTTTAGCTGCCAACGTTACCACACCTTTAGCTCCGACTGCTTGCCAAGGTTGTGTAAGTTTTTGATAGTTAGGTCTGGTCTCATCACGTTGGATGAGGTAAGGAAGAGTTAGCTCAGAGCACTCAACCGCAATGTCAAGAAAATGCTGTCGGTCACTAGTTAGATGATCGTACCTGCTTTTTGCGTGCATTTACTTAACCAACATTAGTACCGCCGGACGAAGATTGTCCGACATTAAGAGGGATTCGGAGCTGTGCAATACCGCGACTGGCTCCAAGGGTAGATGTTTTCTTGGCTTTACGCCGACGTACACCTTCCGTACCAAGCTGAGCATTAGCACTCATCGGAGGTGGGGTGTACTTATCTTCTTTTGGTTTCAAAGCTTCAATCATTTTCATGTTGGCTTCTTCTTGAGCCTTCATTTGAGCTTCAAACTCATTAGCTTGCCGATTAGCTTCACGCTTTGCTTCTTCGCGTCTGTGATGTTCGCGTCGTGCTGCGCCACCGCCACACATAATTAATCTCCTTCAGAAATTCTAGATGCCAACCAGTCCACGACACTACGTTGACCAGCTCGATACATGATCTGGTCTAGGTCTGTTCCTGGTTGAGGGTTGGTGAGTGGAAACCGTTCTTCTAATTCTCCTAGAAGTCGGTCAAGTGTCAGTACATTAAGCGTACTGAGGGAGGTTGGGATTTGCATGTTCAAAGAAAGCTGGCATACGTGCTCGCCGTGTATCAGAAAGTTCTGGGGCTTTGCCCTCATACATTAGGCGATCGCTGGAATCCAGCCAAAATTTTTTGTCCAAAAATTTATTGGGGTTACCAGCTTTAAGAGGCTGCATCACCCAATTGATAGTTGCTTTACGGAGCTTGTCAAGAGAAGGGCTCCAATCAAGATTGAGCTCCCTACACACCAAGCTATTTGTAGCCACGTGGACTTGCTCATCTCTGCTAATATCAGCGCTTACGGTTCGAAGACCAGCGTCTCCATTGAAGCGGAAAAAGGGTAGCAGGACGAAAAAGATCGCACGCTCGGCAACCAACGCTTTGAGGATCGTGTGATCAGGATGTGCAATCCATGCATCACGGAGCCGCTTCGCTTCCGCTTCAGCTTCTTCATCAACCCCGATAGCGTTGGCGATGTAACCCAAAGCAAGGTCGTGGTTTTCTTCATCCTTAATGTTGGATACGAGTAACTCGCGTGATGAATGTGGAACTTCATTCTTTAGAGCATCGTGGATAAAATCACCGACTGGTAGTTCCATGTGGCGGATTGCCAAGGCACGGTAGATAGTTTCTTCCGCACCTTCGACAAGTTTACCAGCAGTGGTTTGGACAGGTGTCCAGGTTCTTTTACGTGAGAGTAGTTTATCGTAAGGGTTCATTCGCCGCAATTACAATCAGGAGCAGGGTCGTTTAGAAGTGACTCCAGGTAATCATCGACATCTGACTCATCCAATGCAGCGTATGCACTGGTCTTGTCTTGTGTGTCACCCATTACCTGAAGCGAATAATAAAGGGAGGTCTGGTCAGATGCCAGCCACTCTTCGATAAACGCTTC